CTACTAACCATCAGCTTGCAAACCTATTAACATACCCAAATATGTTGGCCTGGGCATCTGTGGTTACACTGGCCTTTACCACCTTTGCGTTTCGCAGGGGCCAGCCGGGGATAATCAAATGTGCGCCCCCCAGAGGAGATGCAGTTATAGTGTGGGTAAGGCGTGAGCCCGTAGCTGTGGTCACACCAAATGCCATGGATAGTTTAACCTCGGTAGTAACAGTACCATAGGCCCAAATCCAAATCTCATCTACGCTCTGCGCTGCCCCGGTTACCGCTGTATGGATTACTGCCCCTAAGGAAGGCGCGCCCCCCGAGACCTTGATTCCCTGTCCGTCTGTAGAACCAGAGAGAATGATCTTACTGTAAGTTCCCATCTACACCTCCTTCATATACCTGGGGGATCTGGCCTAACCCACGGCTCTGTCTTCATCAAACTAACGATGAGATCATGGTTGCCAGAATTATATTTTTGCAGCACTAAGGGAGTATCTTCCCAGCCGGGTGCAAAATGTCCATCCGTTCGCACTTTGATTATAGCCTCTGTCTCGGCGTTATTCGTGAAAACGCTCAACTCGGAGTCCGGCCAATTCTTCTGATGCTCTCCCTCTGCACTTGCCAGCATTGAGGCATAGGAAGCATGTGTCATATTTACTCGATACCAGATGTCACTATCACTGTGCATGATACCCTCAATCAGTCGGAGAGCTTGATGCGTCAGTTAACGCGCCAACTTCTGTGAAGCCGCCACCCGATCCTTTGTTGGTGTGCCAAGAGGCTGTTGCACCATCCAAGAAAATTATCGGAGCTGTACCAGTTGGCGTGGAACCATCTGAACCTAAGTCAACCGGCTTCCCATCGGCGGTAATGAACTTCCTGCGATTGGACGCAGTGTTGAAGTTCAAGAACTCATGGGAGAAGTAGAACTGCGCCACGTCGCCTTGGACAAGCTGGCCATTTTCGGTTGTCTCTCCCCCCACGTAGTGGTTTGAGCGCGTGTAATCGATGTTGCCATCGAGGTTAGTTGTCTCGTTGGTGTCATTACTGTCGTTAATAAAAATGTCGATGATGGAGTTCCCCAAGTCCCAACAAGCCAGGACGTGGAACCACCCGTTGGAGTTGGTGAACGCCGCCGTAGTGATCATATCGAGCTTAGTTGCGTACGACGAGTTAGACGCGGAGATTCTAATCTTGTTAGCCGTACTCTTCTCGAAATCAAAGTTTTCGGCCTGATAGATGTGTCCTCTATTGCCCGTGTGCCCAGAGGCAAAGTTCAGCCAGACACTTATCATTCCCAGTTTGCCATCGACACTGCCAGTCAGATCGGATGTCTTTTTGAGCCAATCATTAGTACCGTCGAAATGCACCGCATTGAGTACAACCCCTGCTGCAATCTCTTTAGATGTCCTACTCCCTACATTATGCATAAATCTAGGTGCCCATAGAGACATAGGGAATGTCCTAGCAACCCCCCTTGCGGTGTTACCTAGCTTAGAAGCAACATTAGTGGGTCCGGTGCGAGTAGGCATCAGGTGGCAAACCTATTCACGTAGCCAAATATATTGATGCCTCCAGTGGCAGCGGTTGTGTATGCTTTAACCAGGGCTGCATTTCTACACACCATACCCGGCATGACCAAGTACAGGCCTTTTTGGTCATCCGCCGTGATGGTATACGTAAATCGGCTGTTCACGTTGGTAGTTGGGCCGATACATACACCTAAATCTCGGGCAGTTGTAACCTGGCAGTATGCATAGAGCCACACCTCGTCAATACTTTGTGCGGCACCAGTTACAGCCGTATGAATAAGCGCACCCAATGAAGGAGCGGTTCCGCTTGCGTTTATCCCTGCACCATCCGTGCTACCGGATAGGATAATCTTACTGTATGTTCCCATTAGTTAAACATCCTTGTTACTACAATTAAGCCGGAGCCGTTCAGTGAGAAGGGCGGGTCAATGTACCACTGGGCCTGACCTCCTAGCTGTTTCACAACAAACCTGATACGTTCAAGTTCCTCTGCCAGTGTAGTTGCTAGGCTTTCTGACCCAGCGGGATAGGGGTCTGTTGTGCTTTGCATAGTAGCGTTGTCAGGTGAGTAGTCATCCATTTTCTCAGGGTCGTGGTTGTTAATATGATTTTGGTGATCGGCATTATAGATCGCAGCCGTCAGGGTAAGCCCCGTCGCCCTAGTTGTATGACTATAGTTACCTGCCATGTTTAACCCTATGCGTCTGGATTACGCTCATCGCCAACAAGGAAGTGAAAGTATGCCGCAGCAATACTGAATGTCTCCCCGGCTGCACTATTGCGCGCCGCAAAAGAGAACCGCCTACCACTGCCCCGTACTCGCTTCTTCTTGTTGACAAGATTTGACCCCGCTAGTACGTCTGTCCCCAGTACGAATGCACCAAGCACGGCACCAGTTGAGCCTTGGTTGAATGCGATTGTTTCTGATAGTTCATCGTCCCAATAGATATCCACGTTTAGGTCAAAGTTCCCAACGGGCTCCATGATTAATTCTAGGAACATACCGTTTTTACGAACCGCCCCTAGTCTAGGGTCTAGGAACGCAAAGTCAAGGTGCGGAGTTTGAAATACCCCCTCGTACCCCACCCCAGCGTCTGACCTTGTTTCTTCGTCCATTGTGTACACAAAACCATCATCGCCGCCACATACTGGCCTGGGTATACCATCGTTGTCCTTACGCAACCATAGTGCCTCACAGGTATCCTTTGTACCCAGAGCAAACCTAGGAAGCTCTGGATTATTGAAGTCCACGATCAAGCGTCTATTGTTAACCGTGTTTCCTATCCCTGCAACGGCAAAGTGTGCCTGTCTCTTAGCAGGGTAAAAGATCCCCTTTGTATGAGAGAGGTCAGATAAGTTGAACTCAACCCTAGCTAGTTCATCCATCTGAGCTATATCTGACAACGAACGAGTACCCAGGTTGCCAAAAGCGGTGGTGGCACTTAGTATTTGTAGCTCCCCGTGGGCGTCCATGTATATAACGTCATCGTCTACAGCCACGGCACCTAGGGGGGATATACCTCCTATGGACTGGGATATACGAGAGATTTTCCAGTTACTCACGGTGGGGTCGGTTGTGTCCACTACATACACGCCCCTAGGATATTTCCATACAATGGCTAGTCCTTTGAAGGACATAGCTTGGACGATCTTTTCTCCCTCCCCACTATATATAGGCAAAGAGCCAGATCCACTCCCTGTCATGTCTTCGTGGTCTGTTGTTATGCTATAGTATAGTCTATGGGGGTCGTTGGCGTTTCCCCCACCCCATAGTCTATCTTCATGGATAAACCCAAAGGTGGGTTGGTTAGTACTAGACCAGTCTGAGGGCGGTGTGCTTATGTCGCTGGTTGTGGTTCCATCGGCGGTTAGGACTTGGACGGCGTTCTTCCCAGTGAAGCAAAACAGCTTACGGCTTTGAGCCGCCAACTCCTTGCCGCCCTCGACAAACACAGGGACTTCCCCTGTCACAGTGAGGCCGGTCTTCAACGTGGTGCCAAATGAACCGTCCCCTGTGTCGCGGTACATCTTGCCGTTACTGGCAACTATAATCATGCGCTGGGTTGTACCGGCGGGTATCCAATCCCAACCGGCAAGAATGGAAGGCGCTCCTGATATAGCAGAACTGTTGTACTTGGAACGGCCCCCCTCTTTCTGCAACGTACCAGCTTCATAGGTGATGTTGTTTGCTTGTATAAGCTGGTCTGGCCTAATAAGCGAAAGGTTCTTGCTGCCGGTTAGACCCCGAGCGCCAAGAGGTAACGGTGCTATTTGTCCAGAGAAGGCCACTGTCTAACGTATCCCTTTTATCCTATAATCAATCCGCTCTCTGTCCGCAGTGGACCCTTGAACCGCTGTAGTTGTTCTAGCCTAGGATATATCTTACCGAAGCCCTCAGACATATCAGACAACCTCTTGCGGTTTTCCAACTTCATGGCTTGCAGACCCCGCTGGGCTAATACACCAGCACTACCCGCCCTGTTATCCCCTTTTTCCTCAAGCAACAGGGACAAAGCCCAGTTCGACAATATGCGCCTATGTATCCTAGGAACTATGGGTTCGTTGCTGTCATCGGCCAAATCAGTAGGCTCGGATGAATACTCATAGTCAACCTTAATCAGATCAGTGCTGCTTGTACCCCCATAGTGGGAGAAGCGTATTTTCTGGTCACCGATCATAGCGAAGTTTCTCGGCACCCCAGAAGAGAGGCTTTCCTTGGGCCACTTTCTATCTAGTTCAGCTAGGGTTATTCCAGGGATACCTTGTCGGCCATCCTGGTAAGATGTCATCTGCTGAGTCAGGGCAATCAAACTACTATTTAGATCATAGTCAAGCTGCATCACTCTGTAAGAGGCTGCTGTGTTTGTCTCCCCTGTATATACACTCTCAAGGGTGGCACTTGTTGCGCCCCCAGAGTGGGCTGAAATAATAAACACATCAGCATGGTCATCCACCTTGAAGTGCCGACCGGCCACACTAGGCGTAGGACCACTACTAAATGTTACAGAAGTGCTATTGTTTGTTACATTAATCGTACCGGCACTAATGACTGGGTTCAGAGTTAAGACCCCTTGGTCATCGGTACGCATCCACCACCAGTTCTCATGGATGGTTGGGTCTAGTTCTGATCCACCCCCTAGAATGCCCTGGTATGCACTGTTGAGGTGCCGTATAGCGGCAGCATTAAAATCACTGGTGCCGTCCGTTAGCTCCCCGGCACGGTCCAGTATGTCATCTAGGAGGTCCGCAGAAGTTGTAAAGTTTGCCACTTAGGTTCTCCAAAATGTCCTCGCCGCCATCTCGTTGAGACCATTGCCCCCTATAGTACCATCGTTGTCAATTCCTAGGGCAACAGGCAAGTTACCGAACAGGTTTGTTGCTGTTACTTTTTTACTGGTCCCTGCGGCACTTTGGGTTGTGTCACTTACGTCCACTAGAGTAAACAAGTCTCCAGCAGCCAGGGCTGTCCCTATGGCGCTTTGATCTACAATCTTTCCCATTAGCCTTGCTCCGTTATCCTAGCACCAGTTTGATCCAAGAGGATATCTCCATCTTGCTCTAGTATGGCAGTACCCACTCCAATACCCGCGGTCCTACGTCTAAATAGACGCCGCCTTCTACCACCCTTGAACCAACTTCTAAGGCGTGTCATCGGCTTATAACAACCACCTTAACTACCCCGGTAACACTGGATACCTGGGATCTAATGTAACGTGGGTTCTCCCGAATGACTCGTAAGGAGCCACTGTTGAGCGCACCTGCCAAGGTTAGCTCTCCATCAGTGGGGGTTGTGAGCGTAGTCCACTCGGAAGCCCCTACGCCTGTCGGGGGGACGGCAGATACATTTGAACCCTGGATAATGACGGATGTATCGCCACCAGTGGGTCCATGCACCTGCACGGTTTTCTCAGGTAAATGAGGAGCGTTCATGGGGTTACTTCCACCGCTTGCGGTTGTAGTCCAATTCCACTCGGTCTTGTATACACCCTTTGACAGGGCGACTGTGCTTCCTAGAACAGCGGCGGTTGCCATATGCTATTCCTTTCGTCTAAATCCTGGGATTGCTTCTTCCACTGTTTGGCGACTATGGTACTTATTCATTCGTTCTTTGACCGTGTTTAGGTCAGGAAGGCCCGTTTTAGTCCAGTGGGTTGAGTCGCTATGGTCTAGGCCCATGAGGACATCAGACAGGGTGGGAGGTGTTACCTTAACTACCTCTGGTTCAACCGCCTCCGCTGGGGCATCTTTTGCCTTCTTGGGTTTGTCCTCCTTAGAGGGAATATTCTTTAGCTTTACCTTCTCGATTGCCTCTGCGCTTAGGGCTGCTACGTTTTTCCAGACCCAACTAGGGACATCCATATGAAGGATGCGATTACCCCCATCACTGTAGAACACCCCCTCTTGTAAAATGATGGGGGCTTCTCCCTCGGCGACCCACCTGATGTAGGGGTTTGTCCCTAATAAAACCATACGGTTTGTCTCCTGATCCCGGCTGTGAACATGCACCTTGTCTAGCTGTAAGGGCATCACTTCTTTCCTTTCTTCCTAGTGGTCTTCTGACTGCGCTTCCTGGCGTTTTCTTTCTCTTCTTCCTCGGCCATCTGGTCTAACCTGTGATATCCATAATAGGGTATACGTCCTATCACGTTGTTTGGTCCTGGCTTGACCTTATTTGCATACAACATGGTGCTGTCTCCAGGGATACGATGGATGAGATCAAAGTGCCTCATCATTCCCATGAGATATGCTACAGCTTGTCCTCCGAACTCTGCGGTGTTTCCGTTAGGATAGACAAAATCCGCTCCGTAGACTGTTGTCTCTTTGACCCTAATGTGTATGGCATATGCCAGCATGTAGGAGACAGTGTTGACGGTGAAAACATCGTCTGTAATAGTCTCAAGTACCTCCTGTAAAGGATAAGCCACAGACATTGGGTAGTCAGGATAGACGGTAGAGGTGATGATTGGTTTGTCATGGTTCTTGAGGTAGTCTGTGTATCCCTTGTTCTTGCGTTCCAACCATTTAAGGTCATCCATACAAAACAACAGATCATGCTGGAAACCTCGAATACCCCTGTTTAAGGTCCACACCTGATCGAAGGGGTCGTCCATAGTTGGGTTCGATAAGCTCTCCCTTACGAATGTTCTACACGAAGGCCCAAGTGCCACTAGTGCAACCCTTGAAGGCCTAGAAAGAAGAGGGTCAACGAACAGACCCTCCATGTTTACTTGTTCGCTCTTTTTCATCTTATTCACCATTCTTAGAGGGTTAGAGGGTTGCGAGGGGTTGCGAGTATTACCAGCCAACAGCCTCCACATACATAATTGCACTGCCCGCTGACGAATGGGCAGAGGGTTTCCAGGTTGTGGGGAGTTCACCCTGCATAACTGGTGCAGCGTCTGCCGTGCTGGTTGCGCCTGTTTCCCAGTATCCGTGGATACTATGCTCTGTTACAACATAGTGCCAGGTAATCGTACCAGCGGCCCCAGTTGCACCAGTCGGGGGGTAAAGCGGCTGTAGGATGGTTACATAGTCAATGTTCCTGACCATGCCCATTGTAGTGGGAAGCGGCCAACCGCCAGATGAAGGATAAAAGGCCCCTCCGTTGGCGACAGTCAGCTTGACACGATTACGTTTGTGCTTCCCTTCGATGACCCTAGACTCTACTACTTCAGTCCAGGCGGTTGCTGTAAGAGCTGCCATAGTGTTTCTCCTTTACCCCTCTGTAAGTCCTCCCCCTTTCGGGATTCAAGGGACTACTGACCAGAGCAGCCAGAGGGGTCGGCTAGAGGTTTAGTCGGACGGCTTGCCCGTAGTGAGAACCATGCCCCGCGTCACGTTGGCGGGAGTTTCCCACCGGGGTTCCACATAGAGCATGATCTTTGCCTCGACCCCATAAGTAGGAGCCGCCGTCACATTTGCGCGAATACCCTCACCAGGGAGGATTTCCGGGCTACCGCTGGGAATGTAATATACACATTGTCCAACGGAGGTAACGGTTGTGGGATAGACGATTTTGGCAAGGTTCGTAGCAGTGCCAGTAGTACCCTTGTGGTGGGTAAACCGCACTACCCACGCAGCGTCATCAGCAGCATTACCGTTAGTCCTGATAACACCAATGCCCCTCACAACGTGAGGAACCATACCGGGAGCCCACTCACCCACAATACCAGTGGACGACATAAGGGTTCCAGTACGGCTAAAGGTAGCCGAGAAGTTGGTCGCCACTGCGGTTGTCACCCCGCCAGACTGTGGAACCATCTGTACTTCGTACTTGCTGTGGGTATAAGCCATGTTAGTCTCCTAACAACTCACCCGCCCAGGGGTGCCTCTTACGAGGAGGTAACGTGAACAATACGAGCCTGACCGGCGTTCGCAGTGTCCCAAATGATCCCAAACTCCAAGATGCCATACCAAGCAGCGGCGTTGGACCTACCAAAATCATGACCCACGTTGGTTTGGGCGCGAATCTCGGGCGTCAACACTTCTGCCATAGCAACGGCATCTTGACCAAATACAACTCCCTCACCAAGGGCGCTAGTTGACCCCTTTTTGGCAAGAGCATTAGCATGGTTGGTTTCGATATGCCGGATGTTTTCAATCCGTCCTATCTCGTTGTTGAACTTGGCTTGAGGATCGGTGTACTTGTGCCACTCTTCCCAGGAGGGATCTCGCTTGATACCTCTAAGACCGAGGGTTCTAAAGACTGCAACATAGTCTTCGCCCTGCCAGGGGGGAGTCTGCAAAGTGTCAAAGAGGTAATCACGAACCTCTTCAATGTGGAACACATTCCAGTTTGCTGATGCGTTAGTGCTTGCCGTTCCATCAGTGTCAAACGTCCCGGCGGCGAGGCCGGTAGGAATGTACTTGACCTGGGCTGTCTTGAAGGCAGCGGCGGCTTTAGAGTCGAGCGTGAGGCCCATCTGGTCCCGCAATCGACGCTGGATACCGTTCTCTAGATCGAAAAAGGTGAGGTCTTCTGCGAAGGAGGTAAACGGCACTGACCTACCGATCTCGACCACTGTGATCGAAGTCGTGCTAATTGAATAGCTGTCCTCAGGGATGCGTTCGCCTTCTGTGAGGTTGGAGCTAGAGGGCTCCGAGATGGCAGCAATTCGGGTCAACGTAACTGTGTCGCCCTTCTTCCTACCGTAGCCGTCCACGGGCTGAACGAAGTCCATGAACACAGAGTTCTCAAGAGCGGCCATATAGAGGCGCTGAGACATGGCATGACTCTTGAAGACCCCTGATGGTGCATCGAACTGCCATTGGAACTGGGCCATACGATGTCTCCTTTATCCTTATCCCGGTGAACCCATAGGCCGCTGCTGTCTCATGCGCCGTTCTTTAATGGCTTGCCCCAGGGTTTGGGGGGTTTTAGGGGTGGGGGCTACAACTGCAACTCCCGGCTGTTCAGAGGTTCCACCTTCCAGTTGAGTAGAGGGGTTGTCTGGATCAGGGGTTCCTCCTTGCTTATTTACCAGCCGTAGTATTTCTGTTTGTGTTAGTTCTGCTAACTTGTCTCTGGCTGCTTTACCAGACATATTCTCTAACACATCGAAGTGTTGTGTCAAGATCATTCTTACAATATGGTCGTCCTCCTTTAACTCCCCATTCTCCCCATAGAAGTCGGTCCAGAACTGCTGCTGGGCGTTGTCTGCCCGGTAAGAAGAGGTTAGCTCCTCTTTAACCTGTTTAGCTACTTCCTCCCCATGCAGCTTGAGGGCTTTATTTGGGTCAGTAAAGAGCATCTCCTCATAGTTAACACCCCCCTCTTCTTCCCGATTTTCCTCCACAGGGGCGGCGTCACGGGTTGACTGTTGTGCAGCCTGTTCATTCTGATAGGCCATAGCTGCCTCTGGGGCCATACTATACACCTGGCCGCCGATCAGAACATCTACCTCATCGGAGGTCCGTACTGACTCCTGTGCTGGTTCTAGATCTAATTCTGGTTGTAGTTCCCCGTCGTCACTGTTGATTACAGGAGTGCTGCCCAGTGTAATATGGGAGTCGTCCGCCGGAGGGGGCTGTTCCCCCTCTTCCTGGACGCCCTCTTCTACTACGGTTGTGGTTGTGGTCTTAGACGCCTTCTTTGCTTTCTTAGCCATCTTGTCCTAGCTCCACTTCTGCCGCTACTGTGCCACGCCGAATACCCACTTCAAGGTACTCCCTAAAGGCCCTTAGGCCCGCTATCTCGCCTATCTTACCCCTCAGGAAGTCGTTGGTCAATTCATCTGCCTTATGCTTATTCACAAGCACTTGCATAATGTCTTCTTCTTGAGAAAGGAGCCACTCTTCTGTTGCTCCCCGTATAAGCCTTGCTCTCTGTCCCTCTGTTACAAGGTCCAGGTTTGCGTCTATCTCTGCCATGCTTTTTCTCCGTTCTTACTAAAAGCCTAACCAATTCCTCACTTGTTTAACTGTTGGGTTACGGAACGTCTTAACACTGTCTGTTACCTTGCCGCCAGGACCCACAGCCTTACTTGTGGCCCTTATTCCGCCTTCTACTAAGCGTTCTACCCCCATACCATGTTCCTCTAATAACTTTACCACTTGCTCATCTCTAAGACGGGTAGATAAGGGAGCGCCTTCCTTCTTAGCAAAGGTCTCTGGCTTTTTAACTGCCCGTATTACTGCCTTTATTCCCTTGCCGCCTCTTGTAACGCCTAAGGCACCAAAGAGCAGTTCCCCAATCTTAAAGTCGCCCGCACTCTTTTTACCCGTGATTATATCAGCCAGCGGAGGAGGTGTGAAAACATCTACCCCTTCTCCTATAATATCAGCCGGTCCCTGACGCACCTTAGCGCCCACTAATTCCTTCGACAGTAGTTGCCCTAAGGTCAGTTCAGCCAAAATCCACTACCTTTCCGTTGGCATCTCGGGCTTCCATCCCCCTAGGCAACCATAAGGCGGCGCTCTTCCTACGCCCTTCCACCTGTTGTTGGCGGTCCACGATCATAGCGGTTAGTTCGAGGAATATATCCAGGGTTTTAGTGAGGAACTCTACCTTCTTAGGGATGTCACTTATTTCGTCCTTATTCCTATGGAACCAAATCGCAGTGTCCATAAGGCGTTGTTCTAGAGGCAAATGCGTTGAGTCGCTGATTTGCTCCAACTTATTGATGAGTTCGTTTGTTATTTCGGTCATGGGCTTTCCTGTTCTTAGACTATGCTGGGGAAGGGACAGTTCACTTGGGGCCTCTTGTCCATTCCCCGCTATAGTATATCCTCTCTGTGCGCTCCTTTAGCGCCTCGGCACCCTCCCCTGGCCTCTCAAGTAGGGGTCAGGCCTTCCGAGTTAGTGTGTCGGTCATCTTGCGCCCGCCCGCCCCCTTGGTGGCCGCCGAAGGGCCGCCGGGGTTGGTGGGTTTAGTAACCCCTACCT